ACATTTGCAACCTCCATACTTCCATTTTTATTTCCATAAATCAAGAAGAAGCTAATGAAAAAATAGTATATGCCCAAGGGTTATACGAAAGTCTTCCTCTTTCTGTTAAAAAGAAACGAGTTGTTGACAATAAGCATTCTCTAGAGTTTGAAGATCCAAGTGGGTTAAAGAAAACTCGAACAAGAATAATTTCACATGCCCAAAGAGAACCACGAGGTAAGGGTGGAAATGTAGATGTCTATTTAGACGAAGCTGCCCATTATACCTGGGGTGACGAAATTTATGTTGCAGCTATCCCAATCATTACTCGTGGCTCTGGAACAATGACCATAGGGAGTTCTCCATTAGGAAAAACGGGAATTCATTATGAAATAACTGCAAATGCTTCATATAGAAAAATTTACAGTTATCACCAGACTTATTGGTGGCAGTGTATTGATTTTGTTAAACATGGATTTTTTAGGAAAGCCCAAAAAATTGCACCAGGAATGTCTACAGAAGAAAGGGTGGCGACCTTTGGTTCTGAAAAAATTATTGGCATCTTCATTTCTTTAGATTTAGAACAATTTCAACAGGAATACGAACTTCTTCATATTGATGAATCAGTTTCTTTCTTTCCAATAGATCTTATAAACAAATGCGTCTATGAGGTTGTTTTAGATAATGTCTTTTTTGAAGACGATGAGTTTACCGAAAAAGCGAGAGCCTTCCCCATTGTAGAGAAATATCCAAATGTAGACTTTAAATTCTATCAAACAATAGAAGATCTAGCCGTTGCCGTACAAAGTGGAAAAGTTTCTGAAAAATTATATGGCGGTTACGATGTTGGCCGTCATCACCATTCTGGAGAATTTAGCATTATTGAAGAACTCAATACTGATCCTCCATTGCAGATCATTCGACACTTACAGGAATTTAGAAATAAGAAGTTTAAGGTACAAAAGAATTATCTAAAACGGTGTCTTGATTTATTTCCCAGATTAAAGCTCCAAATAGATAGTGGGGGACTTGGGGAAGATATGAGCGAAGATCTTTCTGATTATTCTTGGAGAGTTGAGCCCTTACACTTTACAAATGAATGGAAAGAAAATATTTGCTCAGATACAAGAATTAGATTAGAAGACTACCAAATTGCCATTCCTAATATAAAAGAACTAAAAAACCAAATCCATTCAATTAAAAGAAAAGTCACAGAAGCTGGCAGATTTATTTTTGATTCAGAAAAGAATCGAGCTCACCATGGGGATAAATTTTGGGCAGTGGCAATGGCTTCTTCGCTAGGGACTAGACCATCCAAGAAGAGATTAATTATTCCATCTACTGGCTTAGGAGTTATTAATAATAAAATTATTCCAATTAGTCGAACAAGAACCTTTGGAAGAGTTCCTTTTCCAAGACAACAAATGCAAATTGGAGTAGAGGGACTTGTTCCTCCAATTGATATTGCGACACTTCATAAACTAAAGAGGGCTATGGCATGAAATCAGAAAAAGTAAATTCAGGTAAAAAAAGAATAGTTCCTTCCAAGGCATCTATTCCTATTCATCCTTCTCCAAAAGATCCTATTGCTAAGATGATTCTTGGACATTTTGATGAATCTCTTAAAAAAGACTTCATTACTTTTTTACAAGAGAAAGAAAAAGCCCCACCTGTTAAGAAAGAGACCAAAAAAGGCAAGTATAAACAAGAAGGAAAAGAACCAATTTCATTCAGAGAAATAACTTCTCATCAAAACCCGAACCTTACAGCTTCATCATTTATGGATTTAACGGCTATATATAATCCAGAAACAATTGATGTAAGTACGTTTACAATGATGAGAAGAGATCACCAACTTGCTTCTGGATTAGCAGTAATTAAGCTTCCCATTACAGCTCTTTCTTGGACAGTTTATTGTGGTGATGAAAAAATTCTAAAAACCGTAGAATGGGCGCTTGCAAGAATTTGGAGAGATTTAATTAAAAGTTCTCTTATGGCTGTTGATTACGGGTTCGCAAGCCATGAAAAGGTATGGGAAAGAGGAAATGTAAAAATTTCTCATGTAGATAAGAAGAATAAAGAAGAAGTTTATCATGATGGAGATTTGGTTTATTTTAAAAAAATTAAGCCTCACCACCCTGAATCAATTAAGATGGTTTTTAATGAAGTTCAAGATCTTATAGAAATAGTCCAAGAAGGACAAGTTATTGTTTCGAATTTAGAAATGACTCTTCCTATTCGTAAATGTTTTCTATTTACCCATGATAAAGAGTTTGGAAATCCATTCGGTGTTTCTCGATTAAAAAATGCTTATAAGGTCTGGTATTGGAAACAATTACTTTATCAATTTATGATGCAATATTTTGAAAGAAGAGGAACGCCCCCTACTGTGGCTACGGCTCCCCCGGGACGAACCTTGGACTCCAGCGGAGCTGAAATAGATAACTTAGAAATGGCTTTAAGGGTGGCCTCCAGTTTAATCAGTTCCAGTGTAGCTGTTCTTCCTTATCAGCAACCTCGAGATGGTGGCGAAAATATGTGGAAACTTGAGCTTTTAACAGATGATGCTAGAGGTGCAATGTTCATCGAAGCATTGGACCACTTAGACGCAAGAGCCTTGCGAGCAATCTTTGTTCCAGAAGGAATTTGGACTTCTGGTGGAGGTTCTGGGGGTGGTTATAGTGGTTCGTCTATTCATGCAGATTTATTTCTAATGGCAGAAAAAGGATTAATTACTGATTTAGAAGAAGCCATTAATAACCAGTTGATTAAGCCATTTGTAGCTGCAAATTATCCTGCCGATAAAGTGAAACCTTGCTATGTTAAATTTGATCCTCTTGATTGGAACAGAAAGATAACCCTTAAAGAGATCTTTATAGAATTAATTAGAAATGTAGATACGATGATTCAAATGGGTGTTCCTCCGACTGTAATTCCTGATCTAGAAAAGATGGCAGATATTTTGGAAATTCCAACTTCTACTTGGGAAGATGCGACTGGAGTAAGTCCAGCTAAATTATTTAAAGCTGCTAATCCGGCAAATAATCAACCTGAAGATTCAGAAGATTCTTCAGATGATCTTCCTGGAAAAGTGGCAGGTAGAAAGAAAACAAGAGGAACGAGTTCTGATCAGACACAAGATCGACGAAAGATCAACCCAGGTGGGAAAAGATCAGAAAGAATTCGAACGCCTAATCCTCAAAAAAAGCAATAACTTTAACTAAGAAAAAGGAGGAATAAAAAAATGATACGCATTTATGAAAGATCTTGTATTGAAGAATTTACTTTTTCTTCTATTGCGGCGGGAGGTTCTGGGGGAGGCGCTTTGGATTTTTATATTGTCACTGATCAAAAGATTTCTAACGGAGTCTTGCGTGGGGTGAGTGCCGCTTGTAATTCTTTGGATTTTGATGTTTCACTAAGAACCAGTGCCAGTGCGGCAGCGGATACCGTAGACGAAATTTATCGAGCAACCGGAATTAACAAATATCGAAGTGATGATAATCTTTATCAAGGTTGGGTAAATACTGATGCTACGATTACAAGTAAATTGTATTTGACTCTTACAAATAATGATCTCGTAAATGCTACTGGAGTCATTACAATAAAAATCGTAACAGATATAAATAGAAAATTTACTAGAAATGTTGGATAAATAGAGGAATCATGGGCTATGAATCTTTAAAAATTCCATTATTTGGAAATCCTGAGATATCTGAGACAGGAACTAGGGCTATCCCTACGGTTAATCCAATAAAGGTGGGAATTTCAGGAACAAGAATTATTCCTGTTCCAGAATCTTTAAGTTCTAGTTCTTCTAGTCGCTCTAGTTCTTCTAGTAGCAAGAGTTCTAGTTCTTTAAGTTCTTCTAGTCGTTCTAGTTCTTCAAGTAGTATGAGTTCTAGTTCTTCGAGCAGGAGTTCTTCAAGCAGTAGTTCTTTTAGTTCTTCGAGTTCTCTTAGTTCTAGTTCTTCAAGTAGTCAATCTTCTAGTTCTTCAAGTAGTAGAAGTTCTAGTTCTTCATCTTCAGAATCTTCAAGTAGTAGAAGTTCTAGTCTTTCAAGCAGTAGAAGCTCTAGCTCTTCAAGCTTTGTGCCTTCTAGCTCTTCTAGTACTAAATCGGGTTAGTGATGAGTTATGGACCTTTGGATATTCCTTCAAGTGCAAGTACTGATCTGGATAACGTGGGGACGAGAGTTATTCCCACTGTTGCTCCTGTAAAGGTTGGAACTTCTGGAATCCGAATTGTCCCTGTTCTAGATTATGTAAGTATAAGTTCTTCTAGTCAGTCTAGCTCTTCGAGTAGTAGGTCTTCAAGTAGTAAGAGTTCTTCAAGTTCTTCGAGATCTTCCAGTTCTTCGAGTTCTTCAAGATCTTCTAGTTCTTCAAGTAGCAGAAGTTCGAGTTCGTCAAGTAGAAGTTCTTCAAGTAGCAGTTCTTTAAGTTCTTCTAGTAGTAGTTCATTTAGTTCTTCGAGCAGTATAAGTTCTAGTTCGTCAAGTTTTTCAAGTAGTAAAAGTTCTAGTTCTTCAAGTAGTATAAGTTCAAGTTCTTCAAGTTTTTCAAGTAGTAGAAGTTCTAGTTCTTCTAGTTTTAAGAGTTCTAGTTCTAGTGAAAGCTCTAGTTCTTCAAGTAGCAGTAAGAGCTCTAGCGTTTCTTCATCTAGTCGTTCCAGTTCGTCAAGTAGTGAGAGTTCCAGTTCTTCAAGTAGCAGGAGTTCGAGTTCATCAAGTAGTAAAAGTTCTAGTTTGTCAAGTAGC